TTTGCTTCCTTGTCCAAATCGGAATTTTCAGAGTAATATCCAAGCAAATTATACCAAGATTCACCTTTACTCAAAATTTTCAAACAAGAAAGTTTAATACTCTCTCCGCAAACTGATATAGTTGAAGCATCTGTTAAATTTATTTTTTTTATACTTGGTATTTGTTTTAATGCTTCTTCCACCCTTTTGATTGATTCGGAACCTTGGATTCCACATTTGTCCAATTTGTCTATTTCAACATTGTTGTCTCTTCTAAATCGCAATTTCAAACATTGCCCCGATGGATTTATTGTTGCAATGGAATATGTTTCATTGTTTCTTGTGATTGTGAATTTATCAGAAGTAAACACTCTTGTCAATTCAACCCCTATCTGAGCCATTATTTTTTCCCTTATTTCTTCCCTGGACATTTCTTATAATAATAAAATATTTAATTTTAAAAACTAAAGAATCCCTTGCGCTTCTTAGTTTTCTTTGTCCTCTTTTTTTTTGATTTAGTTTTTGGTTTACTAGATGATGAATCTTCTTCTTTATCACCTTTAGCACCTTCTTTTTCTTCCTTTTCTTTCTTAGTATCAGTAGGTCTGTAACGCAAAAACCATGAATCATATTCTGCAGTCCCCTTTTTATCCTTTAGTTCCTTGAACTTTTCCGCCTTTTCAGCACGCATCTCTTCAATTGTCTCCTGGTGTCCCATGCAATTGATTGAAAAACGTTTTAATACACCCTTTTGCGCCAACCTATTCTTTGATTGTACCTCAAATAAATATTTTGACATACATAAAATTCGGTCCTTATCATAATAAGGTCGGTCTGCGTATAAAAACGCCAAATAGAAACTCAACATGGTGTCAATTGTTGCCACTTTTACATCATAACCACCTTCTTTCACAATATTGTAACTATGACACGCTAGTGGTTCATAAATAAATGCAATAGTATCCTTACCAACACAAATCTCATAATGCGGTGCAATAATTTCACCAACAGACGGACGTTTTATAATCTTAACATTCTTAACATTAATATCACTCAATCGTTCTCTTACAATTTGCGCAGTAACTAGTGGTTCTTCAGATAAAACATCAAAATCGGGTATTTTTTTCAATATTCTTTGCAAATGTTTTGGCATATAATGAGCATAAATAGATAAAGCATAACCACCAAAAAATACAACACCTTGGTCAACTAATGTTTTTTGAACAATATCATAAATTTCATCGGTTTTTTTATCATCTGCCATTTGCCTTTGAAAATCAACATGAGCGCATTGATTTGCAGTTAACGGATAATGTTTATTTAAAAGAGTTAGACGTTTCATCACCTTCTCCCACCGAGACACATCACCAGCAGGTCGAGATAGTTCTAAATACATGCCCATACGAAGCAAATTAGGTGGAGCGTATAAAATGCCAGATATTTTTATTGCTTCCTTCTTAATTGCATTAAATAACTCTTTTGGTAACATTGTAATATCTGCTACAGGAATGAAATTTACAAATACTTTAAATGTGCCAAAATGTTGTCCCGATTTGGCTTCAACCTCAATAAACCCTTCCTTCACATAAATATCTGTTAATTCTTTGGCATCATTAAGTGCATTCGCACTATAAAAATCATAATCAGGTATTTCAATATCTTTATTGTAAAATTGGTCTTGTTTGGGTAATATATTATTAATGGCAGTGCCACCATAACAAATAACCTTTTTGCTTCTAATAAAATTCTCTACAACGCTTATAATTCGTTTAATATCAGGTGAATTGGCATCTTTTCTACCTTGCCGTTCTTCTGCTTTATCCACCGCAGAACGGAGAATTGCTAATTCACAATCTTCAAAACTCATTTTAGAATCACATATTTTTTTTTCCATAATAGTTATAATATAATGATAAAATAATATTTATTGATAAATATTATTTTATTAATAATTATATATAATAAATTTAAATTAATTAATTATTATTTAAACTTTCAACTCGTATATATCACTCTTTAAAATTCTATCATTGTAAAATAATGCAGGGTTTTGCTCTATTGGTGGTGCAACTATTGTAATTTGTGCTCTTAACTCTGGCGGTTTTAATACAAACGCATGTCCTGCTGTATTAAAGAATAAGTCATTTTCTTCTACATTGGCATCTACGCTTTGATATCTCATAGCAAGCATTTGACACCCAAGTGACCGCATTACAACTGAACTAGGGTTAGCCGGATTTGGTCCTTTATTTGGTATTCCGATTGTCATAGCAGCCCTATTTTGATTTATTAAATCGTCAGGAGTTTGTGTATATTCAATATCATTATATCTTAATACTTGCATAAAAGTGGAATTGCTTGTCATATTAACAAACTCATAAAAATTATTACAATCAGCGCAATCTTCACTTTCACATAAACAAGTTGGATTACTTCTATCAACAATAATAACAATTCGACCCATCATATCACTTAATGGGACTGCTCCAAAATTAGTAATATGACCATCTTGTTTATTTTCATAACTATATTTGGAGTCCATAATACGATTAGTAGGAATACTTTGCAGCAACTGAGCAAATTTTGCATACATTGCTTTGTTTTCACTCTTGATACGTAAATGAAAAATAATTGGGTCATTTGGGTTTGGTGCATTTGATGTAAATGCATTATTTAATACATTGGTTAGCACATCACTAAAATTAATATAATTAAATGTTTCTTTTACACAATAATTATCTATAGTAGACGTGGCTACAACAGGTTCATCATTGATGGAATATATTTCAAAATCCAGACCTCTTACGCCTTGTTTTAATAAGTCATTTAATGAACACATTGATACATAATCATTTCTATAATCACCCCCTGAACAGCAATTATATGCAGTTTTAACATAATAATCATAAAACGGATTTGTTATTTCTCTTGTGTTTGATATTGCTACATTTTTTTCACCATAAACTCCATCCATTACACTGCAATTTCGGTTAATCTTGCTATTTGACATTTTTACAAATATAGTCATACCAATTAAAGCACCAATAATTCCTCCCGCCATTGCTCCAGCTGTGCCCATAACTGCTTGTCCAACTATACTTGTCATTATAGTTACTATTAATATAATTGATATGCCGCCAATAGTTCCAGTGCCATTGTAATAAAAATAATATATAAATGAAAGTATAATAATAAAAAATGTTAAGAATGTTAGTAGTGTAATAGCTGTATTATCATTCATCTCTAATAATTCATTTGCGCCTTTATTTATTAGATCTCTTGTTTTATCTACTCCTCCTGTAATATTTGGTGATGACATTATTCTTTATAATATATTAAATGTATAAAATAATAATAAATATTCTTCCAAATTATCCAAAATAAATATAATCCTGATTATAATTAGTTAAAAAAATAATATGTTAGTATTATAATTACAAATAAATGCCAGGAGGACTTATGAATCTTGTATCTATTGGACAACAAAATATTATTTTAAATGGAAACCCTTCTAAAACGTTTTTTAAAACTACATATGCGCATTATACTAATTTTGGTCTGCAAAAGTTTCGTGTTGACTTTGAAGGTTCTAAAACGTTGCGTCTTTCCGAAGAATCCACATTCACTTTCAAAATACCTAGATATGCTGATTTGCTTATGGATTGTTATTTATCTGTGGCATTACCTAGTATTTGGAGTCCAATTATACCACCACAAGCAGACTCTGACGTTCAAGAATGGGCTCCATATGAATTCAAATGGATTGAGAATTTAGGAGCAAAAATGATTTCAAAAATAAGTATTACATGTGGTAATTACACGCTCCAAGAATATTCAGGCGATTACTTATTAGCCGCCGTCCAGCGTGATTTTTCTACTGACAAAAAAGAACTATTTGATATAATGTCTGGCAACACACCAGAATTAAATGACCCTGCCAATGCTGGTTCACGTGTCAATTCATATCCAAATGCTTATTATACTGATGCATTAGCTGGCCCTGAACCATCTATACGTGGACGTATTTTATACATTCCGCTAAACAATTGGTTTGGTCTTAAATCTCAAATGGCGTTTCCTTTGACATCGTTACAATACAATGAGTTGCACATTGTTGTCACATTAAGACCAATCAATGAGATATTTCAAATCCGTGATGTGTTTGATTATGTATATAATTATCCTTATGTGGCGCCAAATTTTAACACATGGTATATGCAATTTTATCGTTTTTTGAACCCACCGCCTGATATTGAGTTAGGCATCACTTCTTATACAGATACAAGAACATTATGGAATGCAGATGTGCATTTAAATTGCACATATGGTTTCTTATCAAATGACGAGGAGCGTTTATTTGCTTTAGAGGAGCAAAAGTATTTAATAAAACAAGTTCATGAGCAGCGTTTTTACAATGTGACTGGTCCCAATAAAGTGGGACTAGATTCGCTCGGAATGATATCTAATTGGATGTTTTATTTCCAAAGAAGTGATGCTAATTTAAGGAATGAATGGTCAAATTATACAAATTGGCCTTATGGTTATATGCCTTTAGATGTTATTCAAGCGCCAACATCTGGTAATTATTTAATTTATAGAAATGATGCAGCCCAACAACTTCAACCATTTTATATCGGACCAGGTGTAAACACAAATGGTAATTTAACTGGTCTTTTAATTACATCAACTTATTCACCAGAAAATGAGAAACAAATATTAATTCAATTAGGTATTTTGTTAGATGGTTCTTATCGAGAGAATATTCAACCAGCGGGTGTTTATAATTATATAGAAAAATACACTAGAACTTCAGGCAATGCGCCATCTGGGCTCTATTGTTATAATTTTAGTATTCATTCAAATAATTCAAATTTGCAGCCATCGGGTGCAATAAATATGAATCGCTTTACGCAAATAGAGTTGGAATTTACTACCATTTTACCACCTCTTGACCCATTGGCTCAAAGTCTTACTATTTGTGACCCCCAAACGGGCAATATAATTGGTGTAAATAAACCTACATGGCGCATTTATGATTATAATTTTAATTTAGTTCTATTTGAAGAGCGCATCAATGTTGTTCACTTTGTTGGCGGCAATGTGGGACTTACATATGCGACTTAAATTTCGTCTTTAAGTTCAAATATTATATATATTATTTTTAACTTAAAATAGCATTCGATGGAGTCGGTCCAATATCATAGAATAATCCGGTGATTGTTGTTGATACAGGATAAAATGGTGTGGTCTTATATTTTTCCGGTTCAGCAGAGTATTTATATGCCAATTCGTCGTCAATCATTTGCGCTTGTTTATCGTAAGTGTCTTCCCAAACAGGGATGCCTGCATATGGTCTATCAAGTTCAGCATTTTGATTTATAATACTTGCATTTGTGCCTATATCTGTTGTCAAAGATGAATATTGGGGCGTCTGATTGTATGTTAGTATGCCTGCATCATTATCAGGCTTAGGTTCATCTTCTAAATTTTCCACTTCTGTTTTTGTTGGAGGCTTTAGCAATGATTGACAACCAAATTGCCAACAATCTACATCAGTCGAACATTGAATACCAGGAGTCTTTGAACATGTTTGATTTGGACCACAGAAATTAGCACATGTATAGTTTGTATTCAGCGGCAAATCGACACTATGTGTTGTTAAAGGAGTATTTGGATTATCAAAGGTTATTGAAGACTCAATATTTGGTTTAAAACCTTCTTTTTGATTTATATTATTTATGCCTTTTAAAATAAAATAATTATGATTTAAGTAACGAAACCAATTAATTATTAACCATGCTAATAAAACACATAAGGCAGCCAATAGAATATTAGTTTTATTTCTATTAAAAAATAATAATATGGATGATAAATTCATTATACAATATAAAAATAAATTATATTTAAGAAATGGATACAAACAATCGTTATTATTATTATATTATTTTATCTATAAAATTTAATATATATTTATTATAGATAATGTCAACAGAAGCAATAAATAATCTACAAAATGAAAACAATCCAAAAGATGACCCTAATTTTGTCAAATTCATTACTAATTTTGGTGTAATGACCGGTGTTGTTATTGGCTTTGTTGTTTTGGGTGCAATTGGTCTTTATATGGCTAAAGTTGCTGAATCCGGGATTTTACCAACTGATGCAAATTTTAAGCCATATACTTGTGAGTTACCTAATCCACCACTGCCTGCACCAGATTTTATTAAAATGAATATTGTTCGAGAATTTGGAATGAAAGGAATGGCTGTTCTTCTTGGATATAAAGCAATAAATGCATATTCACAATTAGCTAAATTTGACGCAAAGGCAATGGAAAAGGGATTCAAGAGCAGTTTAATTAAAAGTTTATATGAAGCTACACAGAATCCGGACCCTAATAATAAAGAATGGAAGCCCACTAATTTTGCATTATGGCGTTCCGACGTTCTAAATCAAATGGTTGCTTCTAGTTTTGGGTTCATTCAAGCAACATTTAAAGGTTTGTCACAAATGCCTGAATGGCTTACTATGTTAATATTTGGATTAATTGGCCTAATATTTATACCTTTTTTTATAATTTACAATATTGGTGTCAGTTTTTGGTGTCATTTTAAATCACTAGCTAATGTTGGGTTTTCGTTAACTAAAGGTTTTGAATTTTTGAAAGCAAAGACTCGCGAGGAAAATGGTGAAAAGAACTTTGATAAGCCAAATTATATTATGAGAATGATAGGAATCGAAAAGGAAAGAACACCTGAAGAAATTGAACATATTAAAAAAGAAGTCACAATTGGTT